TCCGGTTATGGCGCTAAGATCGGCTCTTCCGGTTATGGCGCTCAGATCGGCTCTTCCGGTTATGGCGCTCAGATCGGCTCCTCCGGTGATGACGCTCAGATCGGCTCCTCCGGTTATGGCGCTAAGATCGGTTCTTCCGGTTATGGCGCTAAGATCGGTTCTTCTGGTGATGATTGTGTCATAATGTGCGCTGGTATTAATTCATCAGCTAAAGCAAAAATAGGGTCATGGATTACTCTTGCAGAATGGAAGTATTCAGAAGAAAAACAAAAATATATTCCATTTTCAGTTGTAACTAAACAAGTAGATGGAATTGAGATAAAAGAAGATGTGTACTATACCTTACAAGATGGTAAATTTAAAGAATCAGAACAACAGTAAAAAATTGAATAAAAACTATGATAGCACTAATTATCACATCCTTATCAGGAGACTCCTCCGGTATTGCTAAAGAAGTAGAAAAACAACTCCAAAACCAAGACAAAAAGCAAGAATCCGATGAAGTTGTAAGTATCCATCAGTTCGACATGCTTTCCAGGTCCTATGATGCAAAATTTGACGAATGCGAAAAACTCAAAGCCCGAAATCAGGAATTGGAAAAGTCAAACATTAAACTCATGGAAGAGGTTAATAAATATCGGTATTTCATTGAGTGCCAGAAAAACGAAATTGAAAAGCTGTGATATGGAATATGGAGAATTGTTAAAAGACCCTCGCTGGCAAAGAAAGCGACTGGAAGCCATGCAAGCGGATCGATTTACCTGTCAGATGTGTTTTCACGCTGATAAACCATTAAATGTACATCATAAAAAATATATTCAGGGAGCGGCACCATGGGAGTATGATACAAGTGATTTAATCACTCTTTGTGAAGATTGTCATGCCAAATATCATCGTGATGTTACTAAAACTAAAATAATGGCTAATATGCTTATAAACATTTCTGAACTATTAAAATCAGCAATATGATATGGCGAGACAATTAAAAGAAGGATTGAAATATTTTTCTTTTGATGTTGATTTTTTTGATGATGAGAAAATAGGTGCAATTTCTGGAGAGTTTGGGATAAAAGGAGAAATTACAGCAATAAAGCTGCTATGTGCGGTATACCGGAATGGATACTTCGCTGTGTGGAATGAGCCGTTAAAAATGAAACTTTTAAAATCCCTTCCAGGAATAAACTCTGAATTACTGGACCAGATCGTGAATCGCTTAGTTAGGTGGGGGTTCTTTGACAGCTCCTGCTTCAGCTCGGTAAAGATTCTGACTAGTGAAGGTATTCAGAAGCGATATTTTGAAGCCATTAAAAGAAGAAAGCCCAAGGAAGAATATCCTTATTTACTTATTAATGTAGACAATAATGCAATAAATGTATGCAAAAATGACAAAAATGTATACAAAAGTACACAAAGGAAAGGAAAGAAAATAAATAATCCCCCTATAATCCCCCTTTTGGATTTTTCGTCGGAAGAAATAATCCCGATTGAAAATTTGAAGGAAAGAATATTTTCCGAAGAAACGGCATGGATTGAGACCATAGCAATGAAGCAACAGCTTAAACCCGATGAAATAATTAAGTGGGTGAACGATTTTTTTGACGAACTCGAGTGTATAAGTGAAAACATGAAAAGCCTAAAAGATTTCAAATCCCACTTTTTCAGGTGGCTTAAAATCCAACTAAAAAACAGAAAGGAGGAAAAAGATGACGGAAGACTTGAAAGTTGGTAGACAGAACTCACCAGACACGGAAAAAGCCGTATTAGGGGCGATGATGCTATCTAACGAAGCAGTGACCGATGTGGTGTCAAAGCTAAGCACAGATGCGTTCTTTGACCCCAGAAACCGCATAATCTTCGATGCCATCCGGGGACTGAACGACAAAAGCATACCGGTAGACATGATTTCGGTAGTCGAATGCCTTCGCCAGTCCGGCAAGCTAATTGAAGCAGGCAACGCATCCTACGTAACCGAACTCACGAACCTGTCCGGTTTCGGACTTGCTCGCACGGATCACTATTGCAAACTGCTCGTTCAGATGCAGATAGAACGACAACTGGTAGTTATGGCTACCGAGATAATCCGGATGTCTGACGAAACAAACGACGTTTCAGACACCATTTCATTCGCTGATAGGCAATTGCAGAAAATAAACGAAATCATTTCCCTGAATAGTCGTATGGAACATATATCGTCGGCAGTCGAAAAAGCGGCTGACGAATCGATATTGAGGACGGAAAACAGACGGCAAGGGAAAATGTCAGGCGTAACATCCGGACTGAAAGACCTGGATAAAATGACATCCGGATTCAAGGGGTCCGAACTGATAATACTCGCAGGACGCCCTGGGTCAGGAAAGACAAGCGTGATGCTTCACTTCGCCAAGGTCGCCGCAAGAAATGGCGTCCCGGTGTGCATCTACTCCCTCGAAATGGACAGCATCAGCCTTGCCGACAGGCTAATCCTTTCAGAGACGGACATCGAAGCGGACAGATACCGGAACGGATACATATCCAACGAAGAGTTCAACCAAATCGCATCGGCAAAGAAAAGACTTTCCGAACTGCCGATATACGTTGACGACAACCCGATAGTATCCATGCGCTACATCCGTGCACACTCTAAGAGAATGTCAAAGCAGGGAAAATGCGGATTGATACTCGTAGATTACTTACAACTCGCTGATATGGGCGAAAAGGGGAAAAACCGGGAACAGGAAGTTGCACAGGCGAGCAGACAGGCAAAGATAATCGCGAAAGAGCTTAATGTGCCTTTTATCCTTTTATCCCAGCTTAACAGAGCTTGTGAAGAACGGGCGGATAAAAAGCCACAGCTATCCGACCTTCGTGAATCAGGAGCCATCGAGCAAGATGCAGATAAGGTTATATTCGTTTATCGTCCGGAATATTACAAGCTGAAAGATCCTCATAACAACCCGATAACCGGAGAAGGTGCGCTCATAATGGCTAAACAGCGCAACGGAGCCGTAGGTGACGTGAAATTCAGGTATAATGAAAGTCTCACGAAGATATTCGACCACAACACAAACGAATCCGGAAGACCATTTTAATAAAAAATCACTGAAACAATGAAAACATACGTAATAACACTATCAAAACAGTTTCTTTCCGGACATAAAGAGGCTGGGAAACCGACAAATTTTAGAGATAAATTCTTGCTCGGAATAGGCTGCCCGGACTGTAAAACCCAACAAGACTTATCAGGTGAAAACATATCGCCTTGCAATAGTTGCATAAGAGCGTGTATGTACCCCAAAATACATACAATGCGGTCGAATTATCAACTTTGGGAGTCAAGCGCTAAACATGAAAAACGCAGAGAGGAAAGTCATCAAATTACTAAAAGAAAACAATTTGATAAAGTAATGGAAATAAAAGGAAAAGTTCATTTAATGTTCGAGCAAAGTGGAACTTTCAAGAATGAGTTTATAAAGCTGGGAATACCATCGGAAGATTATGATATCCAAAATAATTTTGGACAAACTGACCACGTTGTAGACTTGTTTGCGGAGATTGAAAAAGCGTATGACGGTAAAGGAAGCGTGTTTGATAGTATTACGAAAGACGATTTGATAATGGCTTTCTTCCCGTGCATTTACTTTGAGTCCATGCAAGCAAATTACTATCAAATGCATTGCAATAACTTATATTGTAAATCTAAAAATGAGCAATATGAAATAGTACTTGAGAGAATAGGTAAAAGAGAGAAGTTCTATTCTTTATTATATAAATTTTTTGCTGTTTGTGATTTCAGGCAGATAAGAATGATATTGGAGAATCCTGCCACACAACCGCATTATCTGTTGTATCCTGCAAACTTTATTCTGTACACATTTGTTGATATGGATAGGAGGAAAAGGGGCGACTACTTCAAAAAGCCTACTGCATATTGGTTCTTTAATTGCGAACCGACAAATGGAAAGAGTTTTCAGAAACCTAAAGAAACAAAAGTAATAATGAATTGTAAGCAAGGAAAAGAATCGGGTATCTGTTCAGAAGAACGTTCGCTAATCTCACAAGACTATGCTCGTAATTTTATCTGCGACTTTATTATTGGCAAGGCACAGAAACATACACAACTTGAATTATTTTAGAAGATGTGCAGAATGTTTAATGAGTTCCGAGAATATTTAAAACTTTAATTAATTTATCGGTGTGTGCTATGGACAAATATGGATCGATAGATCAGAACTGGTATTCTTCCGAAAACCAGAAACATGAAAGGGAGAAGGCGACAGAAGCTTTGAAACAAATGAAAGAACTAGAAAAACAATATGAAAAATCCCGTACTGTGATTATTGAAAGAACACAGTACAAAGGAGTCAGGAAACGGTATTTAAAAACAAAATCATGAATAGAGAAATATTATTTAGAGGGAAACCTATTGATAAAAATTTCGGTGAATGGGTTGAAGGATTTTATATGGAGGATTTGGATAATGGCCGGGTAAAATCGTTTATTTTTAATACCCTTTTACAGATAGAAGTAGATCCGGAAACAGTCGGACAGTTTACAGGGTTAACTGACATAAAAGGGAACAGAATTTATGAAGGTGATATATTCGAAAGTATCTGCGGAATAATAGCAGTCGTAGAGTGGGATAAAGATGCCAGATTTTTAGGGTTTACATCACAACGAAGAATACTATATGTTGGACGAGAACCTAAGGTAGAGATTATAGGCAATATCCACGACAATCCGTCACTACTCAAATAATGGCTATCACATACCCATCACATTAGTAATATTTTAATATTCTGTTATTTGGGGGAATGAGTGTCATTCCTGATTATCAATTTATCACATAAAAATGGACGCCACCTAAATGATGACGTCCGCGCCAACTCCACCACAACAGACACCACAAAAAAACGTGTCTGCTTTATCTATTCTTACCGAGGTAGACCAATACCCTTACAGAAATAAACTCGCAGACACGTATATACGTAGTCCAACGAGCTTAGTATCTGTATTTCTTATTTTGGTCTTTTCGGTAAGTACTAAACTCAACTACAACAATTACAAAACAATATGCGCAACTCTTTGCGCATGGCAAATATAAGAATTATTCCTGAATTTAAATTAATAGAATAATGGATAAAAAACTACTAAACAAAATTCTGCCTTATTGCGGACATGGCCTGAAATCAATATATAAAGATTATTTGTGTAGAATCATTAAAAAATAATCCCTATGCAGAATGATTTTGATTTGTCGGAAAAATGCCGTATGTTTGCTTTCGATTCAGACCAAGAATCTTTTAGTGTAATTGAAAGTGCAGCATTTTTTTATGCTGTTATGTGATGTATCTTATCTAAGAAAATAAGCTACTCAAATCCCTGCGGATTGCTGTGCTTTACTGTACACAATTGATTCTTGGTCGAATTAGGGAGGCGAGTAGCTTTCTTTATTTTATTAATTTCAAATTTCATACGCGAATGACCAAGAATCGTGAAAATTTGAAAGCTGCTATCAGTGTAGCATCTATTCAACGTCCACCCCGACGAAACGAGGGTAAACTACTGCAATTAGAGCGTGAAATCAAGACGCTTAAATCCGAAAATCAAGAATTAAAAACGGAACTGGCTGAACAGAAAAGGCAGAACATTCTGGAAAAGCAGAAGAAAGAGGAAGAAAAACGGTGTAAGAATCGAGCCTATTACTTTATCCTAAGCGATGGTGCTTTCCAAAGGTTCGCCGAGTTCCATAAAACACACCGGGCAAATCTCGACTATCACGGGGCTTGCCTCGCGCAGCTTTATCTTGATTCATTTACTACAAAATAACTTACCATGAAAGAATTAGTTTTATTTGACAAAACTCAAAATAGTATTTTGGGTAATGTCAGATCGGACGGCGACATGCTTAGTCTGACAGATTTATGGAAAGCGGCTAATAGCCCAAATAAAAAAGACCCATCTACATGGCAACGCCGTGAATCAACAATTGAACTTATTGATACAGTGTGCAATTTTTTAAATACCCCAAAAATGGGGGTTTTGAAATCTAAGCGAGGGAAATCAAATGGAGGAACATGGGCGCATAAAAATTTAGCACTTGCTTATGCAAAATGGTTGGATCCCAAACTCCATATTCTAATAAACGAGGTTTTCTTCCAGCGTATCGAAGAAGAAAAAAATCCCGACCTTATAGCAGATCGGTACATTAAAGCCTACAAAAAGAGAGGTAAGGATGAAAAATGGATTCAAGAACGTTTTGAAGGGAAAGTAGTACGTAATACATTTACTTCTACTCTTGCAAAACATGGTGTAAAACATGATGGTTTCCGGCAATGTACGAATGCGATTTACTCCCCTTTATTTGGCGGTAAAACTGATGTAATCAGACAAAAGAAAAACTTACCGGAGAAAGCTAATATCCGTGATAATCTTTCCCGGCTTGAACTTATGTCAGTGAAATTTGCTGAAGAATTGGCTTCGGAAAATATTAAGAACAATAATCTACAAGGCAACAATGAATGTGCAAAAGCAAGTTTTATTGCTTCAAACGCGGTAAAAGATTGTGTTTTAAAAAGCAGACAGAAAATAAATCAAACAATATAAATATGGGTAAAATTTCAATTACATACAATGGGGAAAGTATCCTGATTGAATCAGGGAAAAAGAAGTTAACAATAACAGCAGAACAAGCATATTATTTAAAGGAAATGTTATCTGATATTGATAGTAAATATAATCTAAGACCACAAATCCAAAACAAATAGAATATAATAGCAATTCAATAACTCAAACTAGAGGGGTGTAATGCCCCTCCCTAAAATTAATAAGTTCAAACAACCATGATCCCCAACAAAACCAGTAAAGACTACAAGCGGCTCAAGGAGCTGCTTGATAAAGGAGAAAAAATAACTGTATTTTTCTTGCATAAATCAGGGTATGGAACTGAGCATAAAATACGCAAAACAGCAGAAAAGAAATATAACGAAATAGCACACTGTGACGGATATTTTATAGGCCCAATGACCATATTCCCTTTCAGTCAAAAACCTTTTGAATACTACTGTGAAAAATACAATGTTGAATTTATAGAGCCAAATTTATGAAAGATCAAGTTTTATCAATAAGTCAGATGAGACATCTAAGAGACTTAGGTGTTGATACACAGGAAGCCAGTGTTGTACATCTCTTTAAAGATGAAGAGGGGAATTATATAGATTATGATGAAGCAGAAGCTTTAAGGGAAGAAATCGTAGTATTAGACAGATACTATGATGCTGAAATGGGGAACTATGACCACTCACTTAGAATGGATTACGGAGTGTTTACTCTCCAAGATTTATTAAATATTATCCCTTCCAGAATACTCTCTGAATCAAATGAAGTATTTTCTCTTAGAATAGAAAGATGTATAGATGAGTGGGGAATATACTACGGGACTACTGAAGATAGTGACGGAAGTAAACTTTCCACTCCAATTTATGGGGATACGTTACTAGAATCTGCTTATGAAATGCTTTGTTATCTTGCTGAAAATAAACTTTTAGAGAGGAGGGGGAAATGAAATATAACAACCTGTACGAAAACAAGTTATGAAAATTTGTATAATTCTAATCCATGAAATACCTTTTGTTCATGATATTATGGATAAAGTAGACCTTACAGAAAGAGGGAGTAAGGTGTATGTCAAATTTAAAGCAATTAAAAAGGAATTGCATGGTGAAAACGAAGATGATTTCAAAAAAGTTGTAGAAGCTACATGCTTCGAACAGCACAAAGAATTGCAAAATCTGGAGGGAATAGGCAAACCTGTGTTTGTATATGCCGTATCAAACAAATCACATCGCATTGTTTATTTCCGGAAAGGCATAAATCAAGTGTCAGACGGTAAAAATATATATATGTTTGATGATTTGATTTCTCGTTTTTTATCTGTTCAAACAGATAACATGAGAAGAGTTACAAATGTCGGGAATGAAATTAATGGAAAATTTTGTCCGATAAAATGCTATAAATACTAATACTTAAAGATGAGAAAAATGACTAGTATAAATCTATGTAGATGTCCTTATTGTGGATCATGAAGTAGGATTCTATGCCACCGCCTACAATTGTAAATATCTTGACTGTGGAAGTTTATTTTGGTGGGATTTTACAAAAAAATAGCATGAAAGAGAGAATAAAAGAATTGTTTTTAGCATTAAAAAAGAAATGGTTATTAAATAAAATGAACCGTATAAATCCGAACCCGGCAGAATACAAAAAATGGGAACATCATACTTGGGGTAATTCCATCGAAATCTGCCGGATTAATAAAAATACATTCAGTATTCGAGGTTGGCTTCAAAATAAACCCGAAAATGGGGACAAGTTAATCCATGAAACAGAAAGTGGTAAATATGCCGTCGGATACATTGTAGATGTTGAATATTGTGGCGACCCAAGAGATATGTTTTTTGCAAATGTAATCCCGTTTGAGTATTTAAAACACCAATAATAGAAACATGAGAAAAGCAAAAATAATAAAAGGAGCCCTATGTCATGTCCTGTGTGATGATGATGAAGTATATGTACATGAGTGAATTTATTGAGGAATTAAATGAATAACCTTATTTATCTGCCTAAATTTCATGCTGGGCAAAAGGCATATCTACATTATGGTGTTGGTTCATGTTTCCTTGTAAAAATACTAGATATATACAGATATAATAAAGAGTGGTACTATGATGTTGATGCATCATCTTATAGCCGAGGCATGAAATTAGGATACGTGAGTGAGAAATATCTTACGAAAAAATGTTATCAAAAACCTGATTGTAGATACTCAATAAAAACGATTCAAAAACTAAATGAATAAATATGAAAGCACTTGAAATTTATAAACCTCCATTCCGGATATCAGAACCATACATATTCTCATCTAATGGTGTTATGGCATTTATGATCCTTACAAGAAACAATGAACTTATCAGGAATATTTGTGATACACTAAGCAATGAAGATACACATCTGAATTTGGGAAATATAACGTATGCAAACGATGTGTTCATACAAAAAGATAACGAAAACATATTATTATTGCGTGGATGGGGACATTTAACCGGAGGAGGAGCTTTGAACTTACCAGATAAAGAAGCTATCCAGATACAAAATGAATTTCGGGACTGGGTTATTAGCAAATTAAAGGAAAAGAAGTAGCGAGGTTAGTCCTCGCTATTACACAAATTATTTAAAACATCTTCCAGGATTATTTTATACTTATCATCTATATATTTATACTTGTAAAAACTGTATATAAGATTTATAAGCTCATCTTTAATCATACAATCCATTACTTCTATATCCAAAATCCTGAGCTTTTTTTCGGAAACCTGATGTATATTACTCCGGTGAGAAACAATGGTGTCTTTTCTGAATGAAAATCCATTTTGTCCGATAACAACACCACTTTTAAAACAGTATACAGAAACATCCCTGTCTCTTATGACCCCATGCTTCACTAAAGAGGTGTCAAAATATATCTTTGATGTTGTCATTGATAAAAGAGATACACTATCTTCTTGGGCTGCAAGGACAATAAAAAACTTATCCTTTATTGTAGTAGGAAGTTTATAATTTTTAGCCAATAATATTGATCCTATGGGGTACATGAAAAATATTACTGGTTAAAAAATAATGCTGTTTCAAGATTTTCAAGTGTACTAAAATATACTGTCCTCTGTAATCCATCTTTCAGCATATCACTAAAATCTATATCAATATCACTTGTCTTATTCGTCTCAGAAAACACCAAAGAGTTATCTTTTACAGCTTTACTCCATAACGATTCCTTCCCGTGAAGAATATTAACGAGTTCCTCGCTGTTCTTTCGACCATATTTACTAAGGATATTTTCAATGATTTCTAAATCTATGTCGCAAAATTCACTGCTATCAAATTTTGAGACAGGCTTGACAATACATCTTTTTTCGTCTATAAATTCAAACCGAACATATTTGTCAAATTTATTACATCCTGAAAACTTTGACAAAAACACATCTTCATTGACGGGTCCAAGTTGCCATGCTTTATAATTTAGCCAGGTGATGGGTGAAGCTGTTTTTCTTACCGATTCTTCATCAATAAGGAAAAGTAATTTCAGCAATTTAGTATGATAAAGCGGTTTGCATCGTTCTGCGAGCAATATCATTAAATTGCCGATCAGTTCTTTGTTAGCCTTAATACCTATACACATGAGTATACCTCCTAATTAACTTCGATGCAAAAATAATTCAAAACTTCATCAAATACGAAAATATGCCATTAATTCGTATAAAAGATACGAAATTTATATCAATTCTACGTAAAATTGAACATATATGTTTTAAAAAAAAGAGGGGACACGATCCCCTCCCACACCTTCCGATATGTTCACGACTAAATATTTACGCGGCCTTACAGGCATCTTAAAGCAAACAGGGCTATTTCGCTGATATAGCTGCTTGCTGCGTTGTCGGCAATATTGATTAATATTTCAAAACTATCGGGCATAATATTTTATTTCATAGTTGCGAATGAACCCCTTGCACAATAAATAAACTACAACCGGGAACATCATTTCAGCAATATCTCCGTTTATATAACAAATTTCCTCTCCTTGTAAATTAAATCCACTACTTACCGCAATATGAACTGACAGATGGTGCAGTTCATGCGTGATCAGATTAAAGTACTTTGCCGGACTAATAGAAATTGCAAATATGACCACTGATTCCCGGTAAAAATAGTTACTGAATGCAAGACCATTATTTACATTTCCGCTTGTCAGGTTTTTATATGCATTTTTTAAATCCGATTCACTACAATTTAACCCATACAAGGCGTTCATAATTTCATCTACGTGATACCTTGTAACCGGATAAAAGGCGGTTATATTCCATTTTTTACCTTTTACGTAAATATGGAATCGTTGTCTGATCATAGAAAATCACTCCATTCTACTCCGCATCCATTGGCTACCATCGTAGCGTACCATCTTCGCATAATAGTTCCATCAGCTGCATCAGGGTCATCGATTGAATCTTTTACAAATAAAGCAAGCGATTTATCGTCTGGGAGACTAGATTTATAAAAATCTGCTCTAGCCATATTTGCAACGTACACATAATCATAAAGTGTATTATTTTCCAGTTTCACACCGTGCTTAGCGAGAAGTTCGTCAACCTGATCTTTGCTCATTGGTTCTATTGGTTCAAGCCTGCCAGTTGCGGGATTTTTTTTCTTCATTAAAGAAATTGCATAATCGCATGTCTTTTTATCAAAATGCCATCCCCTGAAACTAAGATACCGAGACATTGCTATCGGTCTGTAAAAATCGTATGTATCTAATGCTTGTTTACACATATTATTTAATATTTAAGGAGGGATGTTTCCACCCCTCCAGGTGAACCTGTTTACATAAACCGGGGATCAAATCCCTGTCCGCCGAAATTATTCCGGAACCATTGTCCGACATTTTCGCCGTAACCACCTTGGCCCATATTCTGGCCCATGCCTTGTCCAGAATTTTGACCATATCCCTGATTGCCGCTTCTTTGGCCCATTCCCTGCCCCATTTTATTGAGCAGTTTATGTCCTTTTTTCAGGAAATCCTGTAATTCTTCTGCGAATTCTCTTATTTCTTCATTCATAACATGATAATTTTAAAGTTAATTAATTGAGGAGTTCTTTCAACTCCCCTAGGTCTTCCGACGTGAACTTAATACAACCCAAGCTACCTATAAACATATCTAACAAGAAATTATGAGGCATATCTACGATGGCCTGGCCTTTTCCTACTGTAACTTTAACCATCCCTAATTGATACTCCCTAACGTCCATTTCTTCAAATAAAGAGACAAGATTATCAACCATAACATCGCTGTCTATTGTTCCGTCTTCTCCGGCAATAAACAAAAATCCGGTATCAAGCCATCTGTTGATAAGTGCATCCTTCCTGGCTAGTAAATTACTTAACCCATTTTTAAAGAAAGTGCGCGTATGTGCTTTATCCGGAAAAAGAGAATCTATTTTACTATTTCCCCAGGATTGTACTGCGGTTTTAATTTCACCTTTAAACTGGTTCAAATCCTCTTTTTTCATTTCTTGCCTCCTTTCTGTCGTTTCATTTTCTGATACTCAGAATAGGGAATATCAGAATACTTTTCCTTATATTCCTGGAAATCGTTGATCTCCTTGTCAACCTCAGTAGCAGCGGATTTTCTAAGCCTTTTTACAAGCGTCAGATGATTCTCTAGGGCATCCTTACCTTCTTTTGAGCCTTCTACCACCGGGCGCATCATTTGCATGTATTTAGCTTGAAGAATAGACATTATCATATTCTGACTTTCAATAAATTCTTCATTGTTTGTTACGATTTCAAATTCCTTGTCAGTCATTGCTGATACAATGCTTTCGATTTCGTCCCATATAGGAGTCTGGCTTTGTTGTGGTTGCTGGACCATCTGATTTTTTGCTCTTTGCATCGCTTGTTTTTTCTGCTCCAAAGCGGCCTGCATCCGCTCTATCTCCTGATATCGTTCTTCCATGTTATAGGAAGATTGGTTTAAAAGGGGATCGCTGCTTCCGTTAAAGAAAAAGTTATTTCCTGGCATGGCTATTTAGTTTTTTGTTTTCTACGTTTATAAGCTCTCTTTTGGGTGAGCATTTTAGGCTGCCGGAGTTGATCCTCCACTTGTCTGGTTGCGAAAGCAGCAATAACTTCCGATACCCGTAATAGTAGGTTCGGTAGGTACTACTACTACACCTTCAACCATTTTGCAGGTCTTGCGGTCTACATAGTTAATTCCGGCGGTGAATGCTTTTTCAATTTCACACTGAATCAGTTTATCCTGATAGGGACGGACGGCATTGCTAATCGCTACTTGTGCTTTCAGATCACACAGTTCCTTCCGGGTTTCATCGTCTTTATCACGGGTATACTTGTACAGGCCGAACAATTCAGAATTCAGACGGTTATTAACCGCGTCGATATTGTCCCGGTTGTTTTTATACAACCCAAAATCGGCGTCTACCATCGTCTTGTACAAGCTGAATTTTTCAGCAATGTCTGTTTCACGGTTTGCTGCAATAGCCTGCATAGAGCCCAGTTTTAATCCCCACATTGCATTTGTCAATTCCAAAGCATCTTCACATCCTTTTTCCCATGCTTGGAAAGAAGTAGGGGCAACACAACCATTCCCGGCCCCAGTGCCGTATGCGTTAATGTTTACATTTGCAGGAGTACTAGCACCTCCGGAGAAACCAGCTCCACCGCCTAGGATTGAACCAATACCATTGCCACGTCCCCAAAGAGCGGCAGCGCCGAGGACAGTACCGATAATACCCAAGGTAAGGCCGGCATTCGCCCGCTCTCTCGTAGAGCGACGATTTTCACCGCCTTCCTCATACACTTTCTTTTCGATAATTTCCATATAATTAAAGAATTTTGATTATTCCGGCACTATTGCCGGATATCCCAAAATTCGACATAAATAGATGTTTTGTAAAAAGTTACATTCCTATATAATAGAAGTTTGAGGACTTTAAACAGAATAAATTTCCAATAAAAAAGAAAGTTTGATATGAATCAGTCCGCACAATAATAAATCTTTGCCCACGGACTAAACAAAAAAAACTCCTTCCGGAGAATCAGAAGGAGTGTATTGAGTAGTTGCGCTTATTCTTTTTCCATTTCTATTTCAACATAATTTCTATCATATTTGCAAGCATTCCCTGTGCCCAAATCTATAGCCCAAGCAATTATATTTAAAAGATTAATACAAGAAACACCGTTAAATCTTGTGTTTAGAAAGAACGGTTCATTTTTATATCCTTCTTTTTTAGCCATCATATTCACTGATGATAGCTCTTTACCGATCTTTGTTGTAAATGTCCCATCATTTTTAGTTTCCCCTAATTTTACTCCATCTTTATAAATACCTACTTCTGGCATTTTTGCGTCAAAAGTTATGGCTTGTCGGGATCCGGTAAATAAGGTCGCACAGCTTGAAAACAACAAACAAGCAAAACAAATGGATATAATCTTTTTCATACTAAATAAATTTTGATTGTTAATTGCCGCAAATATAATCAAAAAATACCCCACCCTATTTGTTAAAACATATAAAATAATTGGGATTACATTTAATTTAGATTCATTCTGATTTAAATCAAGGAAAATATTATTTATGTGAAAGGTTTTCAATGCTTGAACGTATAGCATCTACTTGTTTTTTATGCCTTCTCCTTGCAATAATATGTATATATATGTCCCGGTCTGCGTATGCCGTTATGGTAGTATCTACAATATCTTTCAATGATTTTGCTTTTACATATCTTATGAACATTGCAGAAAAAAGGTCACTTCTGAATTTTTGAGGTGTTATTTCCATGTCCCTGCGCTTTACATCATGTACATCATCGCAATAAAAATATAGCATTGCATTCTCATTGTCAAGAAGCACCCCGGCAATGAACGTGGATATTTTTGACAATATGCCAGAATTTGTATATTGTTCGCCGGATATTCGCTCAAGAGTAATGTCCAATATTTTAATATTGCCCAACTCTTTCATTATCTCATCAGGCAAATTTTGACAATCTTCTATACGGATAAGATATTCATTCCCGAAATTGTCACTTATTGGATAAGTTATTATCATTTCGAAGTAGAAGCAGGGAAATAGATATCTTTTTTGCTACGCAATTCTTCAATTTTAGACATTTTATGATCACGTAGTTTGTTGAAAAAATCAACAAGGGCTGTCGATGTATTTTTTACAACGAATGTTTGCGAATATGATTTTTTCTCTTTCATAAGATTCAGCTCAAGGAAACCCACAAGTCTTTAGCTTGTGGGTAGTTTACTTGGATATCTGTTTGATGATACAAATGTATAAATTCTAATCCACATAAATAGTCAACACATCTACATTTTTGCAAATAATTCTCAATTTAGAATCATTCCAAAACATCATTCTGTTTTTTCCCTATGATTTAATATGTCAGCAATCGTTTTGTGACACAGCCCGGTCTGTTCCTTTATTTTATCGTATATGAAAGAGCGTGGAAGCAAATGGAAAAAATCTGAATATTTTTCTGAGTTTTTTAATTCTTCATATATGCTGATAACTTGTTTGTTACGCACCATCGTACTCGGCCTTTGTAATTTTTTCATAAATTTTTTCTCAAAAAAGTGCAACCAATAAAAATCCTGTCCGTAAAACTCCCCGAAAGAAGTCTTACAGACAGGATGTAGTGGTGGTACGCTATATTTTTGAAGTGGGGCTTCTTTTTATATTTTGCCCCGGATAAACCGGATAATCTTTAATACTGACGGTATACTGAATGCTGCTAGTAAAATGATAAGCCACCACATTATACCGGGTACTTTGTTTTTTACAACTTCAACCGGATAGGGGACCGCGATGCTATCTGTTTGGCTTATATTTACCGTATCATGCATAAGCCTATCACGATACACAATATGATATTTGTCTCTGAAAACTGTATCGCCTTTAACAAGAACAAATACACTGTCGCGTACATAGATACTATCCCGCTTTATCTTGTCAATGTATTCTTTCTCTGTCTTTACTGTCTCTACCGGCACGTACTGAATACTCCGGCAGGAGAATATAGAAAGGGCTATCAGTATAATTATTATCCTCATTTTTCTGTTTTTTCTTCTATGTCAATAATATCAGACTTCCGCCTGAAAAATTTAAAAATATCGACCTTTACATGCCGACCGTGAGCTTCAAAGTAATTCCCATAACAGGAATTTATCTCAAACCCGTATATGACCAACAGGACAATAGAAGGAAGCAGCGGAATGTCAAAAGGTTCTCCAAATGTCTTCCCTATAGCTCCGGCAAGAAGAATCCAGCATAAGTAATCTACCATTTTGTTGATAGTCCTTCTCCCAGCCCGTGAAAACCGGATTCTTTCACCCCTTTTCTTGGATGCCGCTATCCCAAACCTCAGGTCTACGATAATTAATATCAGTGCAAGCAACATGAACCATTTTAAAGGTTCGATAAAATCCATAAAACCACTCATGAATACTGATACCATTGCCGAAATTGTGTTTCTTTCACTCATAATCTTAATTTAAATGTGGTACTTCTATCCCCTCCCGAAACATTGTTATAAACAATATTTTTTATAGTTCTCGACAAACTCCTTTACGGTCCCTCTGCCTAATGGCGTATTGTAATATTGTTTCCAGTATTCACCCATCGCCCAAACATCCTTATTCGAAGGTAATGCCTCCTTTACACGCAAATAATGTATGCGGGCCATACAGATCATCAGCTTTTTGTTATCTACAAGCATCTCAGGCTCCAAAGTGACAACACCGGATACTTTCATTACTTTCCCCATTAGCTCCGGTTTATGCCGGAGAAAATTAACCACAATATCATTGAAGGTTGCCGGCTCCATCTGCCCATATCCTAAAGCCGGACCACCGCCAATTTGCCGGGTGTACTTAAAATTGCTTTCCTGAGCAAACGTCCCCATGATAAGATCTCTTGCATTGTCAGAGTACAAGCCTGTTTCTTTCAACGTTTCGGTTATTAACCTTCTCCATTCCTCTTTGTTCATATTGTTTTATATTTCTAAATTATTCTTTTGTATTCTCAAAAAAACTTTGTAAACTTGCAATATAAGATTGACTTGGGGTTGCTTGGGAAATATTTATAGAGGTCGCGAGGGCGGCCTCTTTTTTATTTGTTTTTGATTGCAGAGATAATAGCGTTTTTAATAAAAACATGCCAGGTTGAATCCATTATTGAGGCTTTGAATAATTCTGTCTCATTTTCATTCATATCCACAGCTTCCCCGTTGAATATCTTTTTGGCAATTTCATGCATTTCAATTGTGTTTGTGCACACATACACGGCATTTCCGACAAGTTGATGAATGCCTTTATTTTGATTCTCTTCCAGCAATTGGATATAATTATTACCTAACAAATCAATTGCTGATACATCTTTTACGTCAAAACTATATTTCATTTTGTTAGTAGTTAGTGAATGTTTCAGTAATCTTTCTATAAAATTCCGTAATTAATGGAACAATCCCCTGAATAATACCCAAGTCAACATTTGATCCGTTAATCGAATTGAAATCCTCGGACTTAGGATTGTATTTAAGGGTTGCATTCATGAATTTCTTCCCGTCGTCCAAGTATCCGTTTGCTACTACGGAGATAACTTCCGGTGCTTGCTCTTTTTGATACTCTGCACTCAGCGATACATTTATATTCTGTATCGAGGCTGTCGCTTTTGCTGAAATAAAATAATTAATTTCCATGTTTTTTATAATTTATCTGTAACTTAATTGTCCGGTTGATCTATTTATACATAGGTAATAATTCGAAGCCCCTGAAATATTTGGTATGTTATTAAGATTTAAATATATTTGACCTCTAAAGATAGATGTATTATTAACTGTCATTTTACCACCGAATAATACATCTCCAGAAACTACCTCTATCGCAAGAGGTGGATCAAATGGAGTACCGTAATATCTGTTCTCAGCTTGTATTCTTAAGGCAGTAACTTTTGAAGATGATCCAGAATTATACGATGTTTCCTTGGCAATTATTTCCAATCCAGTTATATGACTTATAAAATCTCCTACTGCTGTTATTATTCCGGCTTGCATTCCACCTGTTGAAGGTTTAAGTACGCCAGATCCTGATGCATATACAGAAAAACCATTTTTAGCATAACAAGAGCCTATTTTTGAACTCGCATTGAAATCAGATGATCTCAATCCATTATTGCTTAATTTCAGTCCGGCAATTTCTCCTTCTGTCGCTGTAATTTTTCCTGTAAACTCTCCGTTAACTGCAATAAGTTTTCCATCTGTTGTAATCTGAACATTCCCGTTTGCACTAATAGCTCCATTAAGATTAATCCTACTTGCATCAATTGTAACGCCTCCTCCGCCAACATTAATAGATTCAATAACTTCTTGCCCTAATGCATTTTTATTTGAAGAAAAAATTGTAACGAAATTACTTTGTGTTACAACACCAGATATTTCTTGGGTACCATTTATAATTTTAGATACTGTAGAAGAAATTTGGTTGTAACTAACTTGTAAATTGCTAATATCTGATTTTATTAATTGATCATTTTCATTATAGACATCTAGAGATACTTTATTTTCGATCAATCCTTTTGTTATATTTATTTCAGCATTAAGTTCTTCCTTTGTTGCAGTTGTATATTCTTTTGCAGTATCAATTGCCTCTTGTTTAGCCTCTTCCACTCTCTCAGAAACTTCGTTAACCCTTAAACTTATTTCTCCGTTTTCGGCTTTAATTTCGGTCAGGGTTTCCGTTATCGTTTTTATTTCTGCTTGCTGCTCGGAGAAAGAAGGAGTCCAAACAGGGGCGGGAAGAAAGCCTTCGACTAGCATGACTTCGGTAAACCGGACCGAATTCCCAGCGGTATGCCCTGATTCTCCGGCGTAACAAAGTAAATACCCTTCCTGAGCTTCAAAGTCATTTTTGGTAATCAGAATACCACCATTTTTATCATAAAGATGATGATAAGTAGGTGTCAGGTAATTTTTAATAGCCTTATCAAATAAAATAAAATCACACTTGCTAATATTACCTGATAAGAATTCTATATTTTGGGCATTCACATAATAAACTGTATTCGGCTTGATTACAGGAATATACAGAGCTTTATATGCATAAGTATTTGTCCCCTTCAACCGTAAACGGCCCTTTTGTCCCCTCCGCCAGATTCACATTATTTGCTCCGACCTGGTCTTCTTCTGCAACGGGGAAGCCTTGCAAGGGTTTATTGCCTTCGATTAGGGAGATATTGTAGATTAGTGTATTGGCTTTACTGCTTCCGTATGACGCAGATATTTTCTGCACTGTTTTCCCGGCTTTCGTAATTAATCTGGCGATTGTTTTTGTGATTATTGTTCCTGTTAATCCATGCCATTCTGCCGTTCCATCAGTGTAAAATATCCTGAAAGCAAGTCCATCGTAATTTTGTACTGCTGCAAGTTTCCATTCAACAGATAATACATACTGTGTATCGGGTTTGAATTGCAAATCAAATACCGGATTAGCAATTTCATTGCTGCCCGCCCAATTTTTATGCAGTAGTCCTTCATTTATCCTGAGATACACCCCGTCTGCATCCTGCCCCCAGACCGCAATATTCTTGTTCTTCTCATTCCACTTCAACATCATTTTTTTGGATATAAGGTTCTGGGAACCGATCTGTAATCCATTTACTGCTTCCTGTCCGCCTTCTAGCCCTTGCTGTTTTGCTATTTCCTTTCTATCAGATTCAGGGACAGAATAAGTTGTCGCTTTGTTTCCATATTCAATTTGTACATCTTTTACATAGATTGTTGCACTACTACCGTCTGGACTTCCATTGTGGTCAATACGTAATCTTACTCTTTTCCCGTCACCCCACTTGGAAGGAGTTTTTAGTTTAAGTACGTTATAAACCCAATCCTCGCCGGATTGATATCCTTTTACTATTAATCCGTATGTATTAAAATCATCCGGAAGTATATATAAATCAAAATTGTTTAAAACACCTACATGTTTTGCATAAAAAGAAAGGACGATTTCGGTATCACCTTTCAATATGATATAATCGCTGTATATATATGAATTTTCGGCTGTTGATGTGCCAGTTCTTGAAAATTCTGTCCCATTGTGCGTGCTGAAATCCCATAATATTCCCGTAGTGCTACCTTTCAATATATTTACTCCTCCTATCTGTATCCCATCAACAACCTTTCCCGCTTCATCTATTGCAATCTGCCTCTGATCGTTGATAGAGGGGGTCCACAATAGCGAAGTTTTATTGCCTAATACTAGTTTTACCCACTCTATTTCAGATTCAACGTATATAGAGGATGGATATGCATACAATCTTATATATTCATTAATCGTATTTGCAATATTCCAATTAAATGTCACTGATGCAATATTATCTTCGTTAAAGTCAACGCGCCTAATATGAGCCATTGTACCAGATCCCCCACTATTATATACTTCAAATCTTTCCTTCCCTGTTCCTAATACTCCTTTTAATACAATCGTACATTGTTCACCCACTTTGGGTTTGTAGTCCCCTAAGTAAATGGTAGCTGTTAAATAACTATCAGTCTTCCATCCCTTGTTACTATTGTCAAGAAGATTGGTTTCTCCTACCTGCAGGTTGTCCAGGCTACTCTGCACGTCTCCGATGGACTCTTCCACCGTTTTGCCGGACAATAAACGGAAGATACCTTTTAAATAAACATTTTTACCATAAAATCCGCTACCTTGAAGTTGTCCGAAATCAGGATCATTAATACCTCTCAAATTACCCTCACGAACATCTTCTTTCCCTTCAAGAGAATAGCTGTTTACGTTAGAATAATATGCAGTATAGGGAGCATCTGAACCATAAGAAGTAGTAAGGACTGCATTCTGACGGTTTTTGTCAGTTCTGTTACCAAACTGAATAATTTCATCTTCCACCTGTGGAATCCCACTGCCGGCTTCACAATCTGTTTTACTCAGAACAAAATAATTATCACCAACTTCCGTTACAAGACGCCAGTATCTTCCTATATTCTTTCCGGTAAATACCTGATGTAACGCCTGATCTCCTACTATAAAAGGATTCGGTATCGTCCCATCATCATTGTTAAATAAGCATTTGTAACCATCTTCCAATTCCTCTACCTCTGATATTCTTACTCCACCTCCCGGGGTCGTGAGCATGCTGCCATTTACCGAAGTAACCTTCTGTACAATTATTTCAAAAACATGCATTGTCTTACGGACAATAAGCTCACTTATCTCTAAAACTCCATTCCAAAGCCTGTGGCCGACACCTAATAAGCCGGAAGTAAAGTTTTCGGATACTACTTCTTCAGCAGTGACTTTCCCCGTCTTTATACTCTCTTTGGCTACTACAGAGTTAAATTTAACATCGTCAGTAGTACGGACAGGTTGATCAATATATTCCTTGAACTTATTATTTGTAACAAAATCTTTCGAAATAAACTGAATCAAAGACTGCAATGTTGTCTTATTTGTTGATCCTGATAGATTGTCATCAATTTCTATGGTATAATTCATTGATAATTCGCCTATTAATTCCAATTCGCGAATCATCTTTGCAGTATCAATCCCAGTACCTTCTAAATAAACTCGTAAATCGTTCTCAGAAGATTTGCGTATTATCTTTTTTTTTTCGTCTACCGCCCTCAAATATTCAATAATACCATCTCCAGTGTCTTCATTATCTTCTCCATCTTCAAGTACTATTTTATAAATATAAAGAGGATAATATTTACCGATTTCAGTTAATTCAACAGCTCCGCCGTCACTTCTCACCATCGGAGTCCCTTCAACATGTACTGAGCTTAGGGAAAAAATCAAGTTGATTTTCCTTGCTACCCAGTTAGGAACTCCCATTCCGCCACCAAGTGTCAAAGTTTTCTTTTCAAATGCTGTAGAAGAAAGAATTTTAGATACATATCGTTGGTCTCTAAATTCTTCTGTATTATTTTCAAAGGATATTTCCTGAGGCAAAAAAGCCCCTTCTACCCTGAATAAAAATCGGTCTATACCGTCAAAAATTGTTTCGTAAACATTTTTTCGGTTAGTATATTCAAGAAGAATCGTATCGGGCAGTTCAGTACAAACACAAAAATTTGCATCTTTAATTTTCTCCCCATCCTGATCGGAAGCAAAGTATAAATTAAACTCTGTATCTGAGGATATTGAAGAATTATTAATTGTTAATTGATAACATTTCTCCGATTCATTTTCAAGTAAAAGTACCGGAGAAAGTTGTTTGACTTCTCCAGTGCATATATTTTTAAGATAAGGGTTTAGTGTAAAATCTTTGACAACATACTGAACTTGAATATTATCAGTAGGAAGAAATTTTGGTATGTAATCTACATTTTGCTGAAAAGACAATTTCCAGTCTTTTCTAAAATTCAGAGAACTAAATTCAGATATAAAAATAGCAGACATATTATTGTTGTATTTTCAACAAAAATATAAAAAACAATACAAACAATAAAATATTACACATAAAATGTTTTATTTACAACAATTACACCGCCCTATCTTTAAATCCCCATAATTCCCAAGTGGTTTCTGTATCGGAAGCATAATTCTTCCTGATTTCCTTAATAAAGCCAGTGTAAATTTCATCCTTCCAATTTATTTTAACCAACCCATTCCTGACAGCATGATCAGGTAAATCTTTATTGCTTCCTGCCGCAAAGTTATATATAATTGGTTCAAATAATTTTTTAGAAATTATCTGATCGGCATATGGATCAACAGATTGCCCGTTATCTATTATAATTGCCGTCCGGCTCATATCTGTAGCTTTAAATTTTACCTTATCAGCATTTATCCCTATCAGGCTTTGGTTTCTTTTTATTAAATAATACGGGTTAAACGGGGCATTAAACAGTTTCAGACTAGAGAAATCCTTATCTTCAATATAGATATCTTTGTATTCAGAGTAATCTTCGCTATTTTCTTTTAAGGCAACAAAAAAAACATCGTTGTCAGAATCTGTGTCTGTCGTCTGTTTATCGCTTTCCTGACACAATATTTCAATACCGATCGAATCGGCCCGATAAGGACTTATTAGACTCAATTTATTATCTGTACGTGTTATATATCCGGTTGTGTAAGAAAACATTCCATTGGGTTCACATCGGCCATTCATGGTATCATAATCCTGCTTATCATATCCTATTTCAATAGAAGTATAAGCATAGGTATTATCTGCCTTAATAATCAAGTCTGCAATTTCATCTTTTCGCATAGACATCGCAGCAAATGAACTTTTAAAATACTCATCCCTAAAATTAAAAATCAACTTTGTCCCGTCAATATCATATTCATACCCTAATACTTTCATCCAGTCAAAAAAATCATTTGGTGATCCGTATAATTTAGCTCCGGGAATTTGTCTTATACTTTCTGCTGCAATAAGCATTGTTTTGTAATTACTCTCACTCCAATTTATTTGTACAGAAAAAAGACCGTTAACTCCAGACATTTCATTTAAATAATGTTGCATAAGGATCGTTGGGTCAATTAAATCTATATATAATACTTTTACACTCTTTTCTATATACGAAAGAATAAAAGTAAGTTTATCATCTTTCTCAACAAATGTAATATCTCCTGTACTTATCATCAGGATATGGTCTTTGTTATAATTCTTATCTACGTCTAGCCGAAGTGTTAAACTCTCGTTTTCTTTTAAAGTTATATAAGTATCAAGCACCATTTCTGCTTTAAACATACCTATTATATACTTATTTTCTTCTTTTGTTCCTGCTTCTGGAGTCAAAACCCATTCTTTTATAATTTCTTGGTTTTTATTGTCATTTGTATTTTTTATCAGATGAACATAAAGTAATTTATTATAATCGAATGTCCCCGGCAAACTATATGCTAACTTCCCATCATACTCAAACTTATAACTCATTTCAACATGAATACTGACTTCTTTTTTTCCTGCATTAAGGACAAAATAATCATCACTACTACTACCGCCAAAAGATTGAGATTTAAAATCAATTTCTTCCCCAGGAATTAGTTCAGAACTTGATAAACTTAATGGAAGGATTATACTGGATGTTGAAGATATTGTTTCTATCGGAGATGTCGGTAATTCATAAACACCGTTATTAATAAAATTCATTCTTTCATACTTCCACTTTTTAGTATCAGAGATTTCTGATACTGGTACTTCATATTTTGTTTTCCCCTCTGAATTAATTATTTCAAGTAAATCAAATTTTGCTGCTTCCACTGTAACCCGATCTGCATATTCCTGGTATGTACTAAAATCAAGATTTATATCTTTTATTAGTTTGTAATCATTGTCAAAATTACCTCTCCGATAAATTTTTAACAAAGCTTTCCCATAAAGTCCCTTACGGAAGAAAATGTCTTTTACAAAATCTTTTGCAGATAAAACAAAACTTATTTCAAACGAAACCTCTGATATAACACCGGATACACCATCACGCGACAATACATTCTCTAAAGAATCCAGATTTTCAATATTTTGAGTTACATCAATAAAATCTCCCTCAAAAACTCTTAAGTAGTAGTTCTTTTCGTAATCTGACGCACAAGATAAATATACATACCTGCAATTTTCAGGTATATTAAATGTTACGTTAGTTATAGGCCCATCCCCCGTATTTTTAATATGGTCCAAAACATTTAAATTGGAATCAAGCATTACAATCTCAGCGCTATCCCTTAAATATCCATTGTATTCAACTTGTTTATATAGCCCTAACGTCCCATCTTTTTTTCTATTATCTAATATATATAGTCTTGACAAACTATATTGATGGGTTTCAAATTCTCCATTTTCATTTACTCTACACCACATATTGCCGGCAAATTCCCCTCTTTCATATGCTCCCCCTTCTATAACAACACATTTTATATAATCTCTTACTATTTTCATCTTGTAATACGATTTACTTTATTTAATTCTCTTGCATACAACTCATTTTTAATGTTCTGACGGAACATTTTCAATAATGTATCAGTTTTTTGGTTACCCTCCTTTAATAAAGCTGAAAGTTCTTCAAAAGAAATAGCCCGATCACTCATATGGATATCAGGAGCTTTCAATGTATTCATTCCCGCATTAAAATCCGGTAATACGACAGAATGAGGCGGTAAATCGACCAGTGTATCCGTCGATGGAGTGCGGAAAACTTTTCCTCCTGCTATAATCATTTCAGATTTCCCACCATCTCCAACAATAGCCAGACCTCCCGGGTGATCTTCTGTACCTTGGGCATATTCAGGGATAGGAGTTGCTAGAACTGTTGCAGCTTGTACTCCAGCCATTGCAGTTATCCAAGGTATTTGACTTAAAGCTGCTGCTGCTAATGCAGCCCCAACAAAAGGAATCGCAGCAGCTGCTGCAGCTTCTGCTTGAATTTTAAAAATCGCAGAAGCAAGCTCTCGCATAATATCTGCCACAGCAATAGCTTTTTCAAATACAGCTTGTTTTTTCCTTATTTCAGCACGTTTATTCTCTAATTCATTTTCTCTGGCTGCAGCCTGATCATCCACAACTGCTTTTCTGGCATCCGCTTGCTCTTTTGAAATTGCACCGGCTTCTTCCAAACGGTCAATACGTTCTTTCTCACGCTCAGACCATTCATCATTTGCCTCAGACTCTTCTTCAAGGGCATTAAGTTGGTTCTGGAAACGTTGCTCGATAAGCTGTTGACCGAAATTGAATACATCCTGCAAAAGCTCTTTTTTCTTTTCTGCCAATGCCTCAGCTGCAGCAATCTCTTGTTCATTTACCCATTTTTCATATTCTAGGCGATTGTCAGCCAAACGTCTTTCAATATCATTCTTTTCTTCTTCTTTCAGACCAAAAGTATTTAATTGTTGCTCCAACATTTTTTGTTCTTCATCAAAACGTATTAAAGCATATTTATCCGAAATAGCCTTTTTTTTAGACTGATATACTTCCTCGGACATTAAACCTTTTTTATAATCTTTGGCCAGATAATCGTATTCTGTTGATTCTTTCCCGGATATAGCCCTACTTCGCGCATCTGCTTCTTCCTGAATAGACTTAAGCATTTTTTTTACTCTATCTTCCTCTATTTGTAATTGGGTTTTAGCACTCTGTTCTGTAATCTTTTCTATTTCCAATGCCTCTTTTTGTCTTATTAAAAGGACCTGATTTGAAACCTTCTGGGCAACTTCAGCCTGGTCTTTTTCGTTATCCGGATCTTTACCTAATCCGATAGTTGTTTCTCTTATTAATTTCTCAATTTGAGCATATGCATTGGTTTTTACAGATGCTTTTAAAGCTTCACTATATTTATTCAGGGCCTCGATGCGTTCCTCATAAGAAAATCTTTCATCCTGAACGATTCTTTTATTAGCTTCGCTACCTTCTTTCTCTTTCAGAGAAAGCATTTGGTTATAAGCATTTCTTTCCCTCTCCTGAAGTTTTATAATATAATCATAAATTTTTCTTTCCTCTTTTTCTCTCGACTTTGCTTGTTTGTCAGTTTCTATACCAAGCTCTTTAAGGCGTTTTATTTCATCATCTATTTGCTTTAAACGTCGATTTTTCAATTTGAGTTCCTCTTCTGTACTTTCGGGCAACAATTCTGCTTCTTTCCTTAAATCCTGCTGTTTTTTAAGTAATGAATCTAATTCTTTAATTGTATCAGTTCCATAAACTTTTCTAAAAGTTTTTTCCATTGCTAACAAAGACTTATGACTATCCTCTAATCTATTATTAAGACCTATAAGTTCTTCCTTTGTCTTCGATAAATCATTTTTCAGAATTTCCATACCACCTCCGTAAGAATAACTCTGAAATTCTATACGATTAAATTCTTTATAGATTTCTTCGGCAGATTTACGTAATGCTTCATCATCGGATGTGATACCGATTTTAAAAGTCATAAATTTTTCAATACCCTTTTCTTTACCATATTTTTTCTCAAATTTTTCAAGTACACCATCTAACGCAGATTCCATCCCTTTATTATACTCTTCTATCATTTTGGAATTAGCTTCTTGTAAACCTTTTTGAATAGAGTTCTGAATTATCGACTGAGTTAATATCTTATATGCAGCATCCAAATCTTCTAGATTACGTATCTCATCTTCTTGCCCTTTCAGATAATCACCATATTTATCAATTATTTTCATCCGGGCTTTGTTATAATCTTCTGTCCCCTTTGTCGTATTTTTTAATTTGTCAATCATTACATCCAACTCAATTGTATCTTTAGCTATATTTTCACCAAATATCCTTTGTACTTCACTTACCTCGATTAATGCCTGCTTAGCTCCAAACAATGATTTAAAGAAATTACTAATTTCTTTCCCGTATGCAGTAATTACAGTTATTCCAACGACTAAAGCTGTTTGCCAGGAGAATACGGAAGATATAAGCTGTTTCCAAACTGGTATCCCTTTCTTTCCTTCTGCTCTTAATGCTGCATTTGCATTCTTAGCTTTTATTATTTCATCGGATAAGATCGGTATGTTATTTGAAATAGCCAGAAAAAATTGACTAAGACTCATTGTCAATGATGGAAGTTCTCTGGCAACTTGTTGGACGCTATATTGTAAAGTATTAAAACCTCCTGCATAATTACCAACATTACGTTGATGGTTACCAATAGATGCATCAAATTCTTTGATTTTCGAATCTGTTTTTTGTATTGACTTTAACAGTTCTTGGCCAAATGGTGAATTTCTTTCTTCTTCTGTCAAATTTCGGTATGCAATTCTTGCTTTACTTAAAGACTGAGCCATCTCATTCATTGATCCAGAAGCAGCCTGATTCAGTTTAATATCGTTTTGAATCACCTGATTTAAACCTGATATTATTTGTTTATGCTCTTTCTCGGAATTTATCAACTCTCGTTTTCTGGCTACTTGCTCTTCTGTTAATTCTTTCCCTTCATTTTCTATTCTATTCAGCTTTGATAATTCTGCTTTCACTGATGATAATGCAGCTTGTTCTTTTATCAAGGAAGATATATTCTGACTACGTAGTCCTATGATTTTATTTGCTGCAGAGGCCATTTCTTTATAAGCAATCCCTTCCTGTTTAATGCCATCTGCACTTTTAGTTGACTCTTCAAATTCTTTTTGTTTAGCTATTACGGACTTTTGAATTTCATCATTATATTTTTTACGTTCTTCAAGTATGGACCTCAACATTTCTATCTCTTTAGCCTGCTGGCTTTGAGAAGAAATTAATTTGTCCTGAAGAATTTTCATTTGTTTGATTATCTCTCTGTGTTTTTCTAATTCGGCAATAGCTTTGGCTTCGACCTGATTCTGTTTATTGATTAAATCGGTAAGTGTTTTGTAATTTGTAGCTGATTTCTGTAATTCATTATTAATATCAACAACCGGTTTTAAAATTTCCAGTAGATTAGATTTTGTTTTGTCTAACTGGACATCCAATGCCATCAATTCATTTAGTACCTCCTGTGGTACCAATTCCATATTTTTAGTACTTCTTGCCATTGATCATTGATTTTGACTGTTCTACATATTCCGACATCTGCTTAATATATACAGCATATTCTGCAAGTGTAATGTCCACTGAAATTCTGAATCCGGCCCACCGGCTTATTATCGCAAGCTGATCATAAAAATCTTTAGGGGTTATTGCTTTACTTTTATTACTTTTTTGGATACTATCAAATTCCTTTTGTGCCTTTTTCAGCCGGATTGATCTGTCTTTTATGCGGGAATCAATTTTTCTGATTAAACGATCCATATCTTCATTATTCTCAGGAATGGAACACCTCATTCCCAGTTTAGAAAGATTTCCAACTGCAGCATCCGGAGTAATAGGAAGTATTTGCAGACATAATGTCAGTCCGACAATCTGAGATCTGTATGAATAAATATCTTTAAGCAGAACATTATATCTCGTTGATATACTACTCCCTGATAATTCCGCATAGCCGGAAATTATTTTATTATTCGCATCTTCTAATACTGTTTTTGGTGGATTCCCAGAAATTATAAGAGCATCCAGATTATTATTACATACAATTTCTATATAGACCTTCAATGGACAATCATAGCAACTACTGTAAATAGAATATAATTCCTCTGACTTTGCCAGGTTTCCCCGCTTTTTGCCAACACGATTTCCGGTCATAGAATGTTTTGTTCCCTTCTTCATATACGACATAATCTTTTTTTTCAATTTCACTTTCAATACGGGCCTGATTCATTATTTTGTCAGCCTCTGTAGTCTTTTTCTTTAAACAATCGCAACTCATTGTAATAGTTTTAATAGAGCAGGATGGATAAAATTTTTATAGAAATATTCTTTTGATTCAGGAGATATCCCAAATACAAGATTGTTATATTTATTCTCTATATCGTTTGAATCTCGATATGATGAGCCAATAATAAAACTTTCTCCTTCCGGTAAAATAAACATATTGTCCTGAAACGGACCGGTCACAATAAGATTGGGGGTATCCTTGTCTTTGTCCGGATATAGTGTCGGATTTTCAATACGCGCTTTATGCTCCTGTTCGAGTTTGTATTTCATCCGGGCATATGCTTCAGCCTGTAAATTGCTTTTAAAATACGGATCGTTAAGGTATGAAGGTGTTAATACTTCACCTTCTGCATTACGTCCCAACAACATCTGATCTCTATTAAGGGAAAGTAATATATCCTTATCCCTTGCTACAATTCCATTAATTACTGCAGGAATATTTTTTATATTTTCCTGAATTTTCGTATATTTTCTTATTAATTCCCTTATCCCCATAATATAAAGGGGTGGAACTACCCACCCCCTCCAGATAAAATAACAAAATAAAACTATTCGGACTCTTTGGTATCAGATTCCTTAATACTGTCAAATACTTCTGAAAATTTCTCCGTAAGTACGTCCCGGTCAATTCCTGTCCACTCAAAAGCCTTCACACGTTGGCTGACCCATGATGTTTTACGTGACTTTCGTATATCACTTTCATTTACGTCTATCACGTATTTCCCCATTATAACTTTCATGACAGATCGGTTAGTTCATTGATACCTTCAATCCCGGGAATATCTGCATTTAATACAGACGCCGGCGCGATCCTGTATGCTGCAGCGGGTTCAAATGTCAAAGTACCGGTAGATTGATTATATGTAACTGTCGTAGGGGATCCTCCTGAAGCATTTAAAAACATCGTTGCCTTCCACTTCCCCCCATATTCCGAAGTAATGTCTTCTGCTCCGCATGCTGTAATTACAGTTGCCGAGCCACTCGCTGTCCCTTTTTTTAAAGTAACACCTAAAAGTCCGTCAGGGACATTCACAAGACCAACATTTATTGCAGCCATGTTTTTTTCTTCATCTTCGTTATTCGGAGTATAATATACGAAAAGAGACAGATTATATGCAGTTGAACCATCTGTCGGCGTACGTTGTGTGTACAAAGTTCCTTCATATCCTGCGAAAAAATATTCGCTTCCTCTTTTTACTATTGTACCATAGGCATATCCTTCGTCGTCCACTCTAATTACACGTACTTTCCGCTTATTAAATTTTGCCAGTTCTTTATACATGCAATCGCCGGCATTAATCTGATAAGCCACGTTTTTCGCATTTAGGTTTGTCGGTGCTGGGCCTCCGTATGTACCGAGGTCCGGGGCATTGATATCCCCACCGGAAATGGTCATCCCAACGATATTTTTAATCGGATAAATCCGGTTAGGACCGGATTCATAAACATGGGTTCCTAATTCATCGGTAAAATCCGTATCTTCAAGAGGGAAGTACGCATTCAAGCCAGTTACAATCAAAGCTGATACTTTCCCTTCCTGTTTTGCACAACTTTCAGCCCCGGTGAGGGGAGTTGCTGTTTTGCAATTACTTTTAATTTGTCCAATACTCATTCTTCTCTAAAATTTAAAATTCCTTTAATACCAGATGTTACTGCAGCATTCTCGCGTTCGATTGTAAGGAAATCGGATTTGCACAGATTCGTATTAAGCTTTAAAGCCATACCATGTATTTCTATTGCATCAATATTATCTCCGTATCTCTTTATTATTTCTCCGGCGCTCTCTCCAGTAGTAAAAATTTCATAGTATGTATGATCAGGTTTCCCATAGTCTGTTTTGAAATATCTACAAGCTTGTATTTGCCTAATAAACTCTTCATAAACAGGACGGAGCACCTTTTCAAATACTTCGTGTTCCCGTTTTTCAGTCATCCAGGTACTTTTTACAGTACCAACAATTGCAATATTGTAAAATATAGTCACCTCATTCCCCCTGTTTTCTTGCCGGATTGGCTGAAAATTTAAAAAAGAAGGGAATTTTAGTCTTGCTCCGTTCGGATGCTTACCGATTTCAAGTAATGCATTCGATATCTCGTTATTTGTACCCGGATAATGCCACAATAAAAAATGATTGTTTACCAAACAATTTTTACTGTAAGGATAACTTAATAAATTGTCCTTAAACTCTTTATTCCAGTCAAGCGCATTACGAGTACGAAAAACGAGGCTACCGATAAGCTTATTAGGAGAAATCATATTCCAAACGTATTAATGTATTTAAACAACCTTGCATCATCGCCCAATTTCCCGTACAGAACTTCATTCTGATTTACGTATTCCCTGATATCCGCAATCATATCAACCATATCGTTCCATACTCTTACTAGTTTTGGGGATACAGAAACGATAGAAGAATAATCTTTACGGCCTCTAACTTCTCCCTCGGGTGATGTCTGTGTCTGCATGCTCCGGATTGAGTAAAAATACACATAGTTTGCAGCAGGAGAATAGCTATTACCCGAACCTGTAAACACAAAAATCTTATTCCTTAACTTACCCCACTCATTCCCGTCTTCTATCTCCTTCATCATTCTGGCATACATCTCACTACCAAGTAATTCATTCATGAATTTCACTTCGTATTTCCCCAAATACCAATCGAAAGACTGTTCGTTAACGGCTTGGATCATCGTTCCAACTCCTTTCGGTTCTACGAATATCAGGTTCGGGATCGACAATTCTCCTTGAAAATATGTGTTATCCAGAAACATATCAGTTACCGCGCGACATTTTTGCAACTCCTTTTTTTACCAACTTCTCGGCCTGTAACCGATGCACAAAATCCTCTTCCCCTTCCTTGTGATATACACTTTTGTTTGTATAAACAATCTTTACCATATCGTCCTTATAAACAACTCTTGCTTCTTTTTCTACCTTTGTTTCCATTGTATTATTTTTTAATATGTTACTAATTTAAACTATCCGGGGACCTAAGCCCCGGAGTTATCTATCCTCCAACTCCTGCCTCAGGAGCTTTTAATGCTTCTTTTACTGTACTGAATGTACTCTTAACAAAAGATCCGGCATTGTTAGATGGCACATAGGAGAGGAAGAATAATTCGCCGATGATTGTCATACGGTTGTGGATAAGATCGTCGTTAACAAGTCCGGTCCTTATTTGTGGTGCTTCTTCTTCAATAAACCATGTATCAGATTCTCCGATAAGGAACGTTCCGGATGCAATACGGGTAGTAGTAATTACACGAAGACCAAGCAAAGAAAATTCTCCGCCATTCTGAATATAGGGCAGAATAAAAGTGCCGTTATTTGCCTGAGTCAATGCAAGCTTCCATTTATCCGCAGGATTAATAATCAGCACGTCCGGTCTATATTCCAAGCTTTCAAGTTGCAGTACTGAAGCAACTATTGCATCGAAATCAGTCGGTGCAGCAATTGTATCATCGAGCGCTGTGGTAGTGTAAGCAGTTGCATTAGACAGCAAATCTTCTGTCAATAGTTTCTCATAGTCTCTCCATACTTTATCATTAAAAAGACGCTGAATTTGGGCCCAGGCACGCGAACGCCATTTTAGCATTTCCTCAGTGACTACGATATAACCAGCAGCTTTTTTCGCATCCACTTTATTTTTAATCAGGCTTAAATGTACCTGTGGTTTTAATCCATTTTCAGACACAACGGCAATAGCTCCCTTTTCGTCTCCTTCTTCGTAAAAGTTAAAAGATTCAGGGACTTCATCAACAACGGTAACGTTGGCTATGTCGTGGATGTACTCCCGACCACGCCGTTTCATAAACAATTCGTTATTCTCTCCTATTTCTTCCGCAAGAGTTGCTCCGGAAGTAGTGGTTATGCTATTGGCTGTAGTCTGAATGTTTGCTGCAGCATGTTCATCTACAGATTTTATACAAAATCCGACTTTATTATCTTTAACCGCAGATACAAATTTGTCGTAATCCTTTTCAAACGCGGATTTTAAACCTCGTGCTCCTTTTACCGGCACTCCTTGCTCCTTCAAACTGGTAATTGTTTTCCCCTGTTCTTTCAAAGAACTCTGCATTTTTTCAAAAGCCTCCTTCGAGATTCCGTTTTCGTCAGCCCAGTTCTTTAATTTTTCCTGCATTTTCTCCATCAGTTTTTCCTCATTGATTTTATTATCAACATAAGATTTAAACTGAGCATTAAAATGATCTGCCAGCGCTTTTAATCCGGCTCTTTCCTTTTCACTGAAATCGACCCCATCCGGTAAGGCAAAACCAACAGGGACAATCCCGGCTAAAACTGCACCTGCACCTAAACCAATCCCACCGGAAAGTACACACAATAGTGCAGCTACGGCAATTAATCCGAAACAAATACATGCTAATCGAAAGCTATAGCGGGCCTTTGCACCCGCAAAACCTCCTTTTCTCAAATCTTTAATCATTCTTTTCATTTTCACTTAATTTTGCTAGTTTTTCAAACATATTTCCCTGATTTAAAGTGAGTGGTGGCTGTCCCGCTTGCTCCGGCTCGGCTTCAATATCCACGATGATCTGTTTGATCTTGTTAAACTTATTTTTGTCTTTAATTAATATTTCTTTTAGATAACTCTTTATTTCATCTTCATTTTCCAATTCCCCTATATATTCAGTAAGTTCATTTGCACCTAGGGTAACAACGGAGATTTCATACAACTTTACTTCCTTGACAATAAATGTATCACTTTCTTCATCGTACTCTATCTTATCCCAGACATAGCTAAAGCCGAAAGAAAACTGATTTATATCGCCATCTTTAAGCTGAAAATAAGCACGCTTGGCATTAGGCACAGCATCAAAATTGCTGAGGCGTACAGTCGCATAGGCACCGTCATCCTTTTCTTCAATTTTTATAATTTTCCCAATAGGATCGTGCATGTCATGTTGCCAAAGAAAAGCTATTTTTCTGTTCGTCGACGATTCAGGACCTCGTTCTGAAATTGATTTGGAAAAACATCCTTTGATCAGGATATCCCGGTCGCTGTCAGGCATGCCATAAGCGGCAAATTTAACTTCGATAATATGGTTGTCCGGGTCCACATCTTTCATTTCTTTAGCAGAAAAGTATTTCACCAATACTTTATTGCTATTCATTGCTTTCTTCGCTTCTATTTTCTCCTGTTTCTTGCTCATTTTCTGTTATATTTTTTGCCGTTTTATCCGGTTTATATATTTCTTCATCCATGCCGATAGCTAAACGCCATTCTGCAAGGCTTATTACACCTTGCTCGTATGCAATTTTAAATGCCTGGTTTTGCTTATATATAGTGTCAGCCCGCTCTGATTCCGTCTTTTTAAGACATTCTACATCTGCAAAATCGACGACGAAAAATGCACGATCGATCTGGAAAAAAGAAGTGAATTTTTCTGCGTATATTTTTGCAGTAGGAATTATATTCCCCTGATAAAGTTCGCGTTTAGCCTCTACTTTATTTGAATAAGCTATATTTGTTGTATTTAAAAGTTCAAACGGATAGTTAAATGCTTCGGCAATCCTCTTTATATTATTTTCTATCCCCTCGAACAACATAAGGTCTTTTACATTAAAAGACATTTGCTGCCACGCTAAATCTGCATTAGTAATAATTACAGTATCCTGATTAGACCGAAGTCCGTAATTTGTATTAAACTTACGTTGTAGTCTGTCTTTTTCTTCGTCGTCAATTTGCTGATGTCCTATTGCATCTTTGGATCGGTTTGCCAATATCCCTTGGGCTCCACGGTTTTTGTTAAGTGCATAAATAGCTTCTTCTGCCTGTATAATGTTTCTTACGGATTTATCTAGCCCGACAAGACGGGAACGTCCCCGGATATCGTTAGGAGACATGTTAATGTTTTGGTTCACATCCCTTATATGCAATACATACCTACTATCTACTTCAATTTCTGTCCCATTAACACTTAAGATATATCCTTCTATTATTTCGTCGGCATTAGATTGCAAATACATTTTACCGGATAGTTTTATACTTACGTACTTTGGATTTATCGCCCAAAGTGCCGAAGCATCCTGTATAGAAAATCCATCCGGGACTACAGCATAAACAAATGCTTCCCCATACAATTGCCTGTATACATCCACGAGCATTAAGAACTCCGACCAAGATTGAATTGGATTAGGTTTATCCAGTAATGCGGCAATTCCTTTGTATTTATTTAATACATCATTGTCTTTTTTATCCGTTAACCACCATTTGCCATTAACAAGCGCAGAAGAGTTACGGTTTATAATTGTAGCAATTGAAGAACACTTGTTATAGGCTTCCGTAATACCTGTTATACAGTCTAAATCGATGTGGATATCAGGCAGGCCATTACCGGGACGCCATTCCATAAAAGAATAATTTCGGATAGCTTCTTCGATAGAATCTATCCCTGACCCAACATTTAGTTTGCTCCTAAAACTGAAATTCCTTAGTTTATTTAAGAAACCCATCGCTTGTTTAATTTCAAACAAAAATATATATAAAAAATATTTTAAGCAATATTTTTGATGCAAAATGTTTAAATAATAACAATGTGTTGAATTTAAAAATAAGATCCCTTGGCTAATTCTGTATAACGTATTGCATCCATGATGTGGTTAAATTTATCTACAGGCTGATCGGTAGGGAGCTTATCGGCATCAAGGAGCCATTTGTATTCCTGATATTCGTTCCATCCATTAGCACTAGACTCAGTCAGGTAAATTTTGGCTGATTTTATCTTGTTTATACCGAATTTTATTGAACCAGGGCCTTTTATTGCTGGGACTATATTAAACTTCAATTCAGGAAATTCTTTCCACCCGCGCCGGATTTCTGCGATCCTAAGATCTCCTCCGTTCCCTGTATCTGCAATAATCAGATTATTTTTTCTTATCCCTAAAGCATACAGACGCTGTGCTAAAGCTAAATTATCCAATCCTGTTTCGTAAAGTAGTTCATTTACATACCGATATTGCCCGTCGTATTTTATCTCTACAAACGCATTAGGATCATTACTGTATCCAAAATCAAGTCCATATACTTTAGGTAAATCCAATTTATTATATTCGGAATCCGGAATTGGGAGCCATCCGGAATAAATCCTACCCTTAGAGCCTTCGCTTATTAATCCACAAACCTGGTTATAATAGTAATCAGGGTTATTTTCTAAAAAAGACTCGAATTTCGATATTGTAGACTTTTGAATATTAGATATATTGTCTTTGTAAGTACTCCATACCGAAAGGACATCGGAAGTTGCCTTTGGGATAGCACGGAAGAATCCTTCAATATCACTTTCTATTAAATTATAATCCCTCCAGATCCAATGCCGCTTCGAAGGCGGATTAAATACCCTTATAATTTGTACTTTATCCGCTTTAACCGTACGCAACGACAAATCAAGCTGATCAAAGTCTGACTCGCCAATTTCGTCGCATTCTTCTATTAAGACATGTGTAGCACCTGCCAAGGATTTCATTTTTGCTGTTCTGCTTCCATCCTTACTAACTCCTTTTGCTAAAATTGTGTTGCCGGTCGGTAGGTAAGTTATACGCATGTCATTATCGCGTATCTGAAAATCGTCGATATTAATACTTTTATTTTCTTCAATCCGGTCCTTAAAATCCCGGAAAAGACTATCCCGGACGTCGGATAAAACCTGCCGGACAAAATAGCCACGGAAATATTTAGGTTGCGTTATAAGATTTAGAAAATAATCTGTCCCGAAATGTGAACCACCCCGGCCACGTCCGCCCCAAATATCTATATACCTCTTGTCTGTATTAAAAACAGGTGCATAAATACGATTAAAGCGGAAAACAAGGTCCATTATTATTCCTCCTTTTCGTTGTCGTAGTTTTCGAATATAATCCTGTGCGTATCTATTGTAGAACGAATATTAATAGCTTCTCCTTCCGGCGTGCTAATATTCTGCTTATCGATAAGGCCCAGTTTGCGGGAAATTATGTTAGCATTAAAAGCACCTACTGCAGCACCTTCAAATTGTTGCGTTTCTATAATTTTTTCAATTTCCGAAATGACACAGGAAAAATCTATATGGTTAGCAGCCTTAAAATCATACCAATACGACGGCGAGGTTCCAATATATACCAAGAAACCCATTAACGAGTAAGGTCGTTCCGTGGGTATTTTTACAATCTTCCCGACCGACTTACCATTTTTTATTGCTTCCGACTTATACCAGGGATGTTTATCACACCATTCAAAATATTCACAGGCTGCTTGCCAAAGTAGATCGGGCGTGGCAAATAATTTGTCTCGCCCATGTTTACTTCTTAATTTCCAAAATTGATTCCCTTTTGGTGCAGCCATTTTTACAGTTTGTTTAATTTATAACAAAATTACATACTTCTATTCAATAAAACAAACAATTTGTTTATAATAATACAATTTGTTGTATTCTATTCGATGTGAAATATAAAATAATTTCTATATTTTTGAATTATAAAAAAATACCAGGACGTCATTTTTATATATCAAAAATATGAAGTATATTTGCTTTATAGAATAAAGGTAATGAGAATAGTTTCGCATCGTACATTAAAAGAGTTTTACCAAAGCAAAGGCAGAGAAGATGCCAGAGTTGCATTACAAAGATGGTATGATACTGCTGAAAAAGCGGGATGGAAAAATTTGCAGGACATTAAAGCAGACTTCCCAGCGACTGATTATGTCGGTAACCAACACTATGTATTCAATATTCGTGGTAATAAATATCGCCTGGTTGTGGTAATTAAGTTTACAGTAGGCTATATTTTTATCCGGTTTGTGGGTACTCATTCAGAGTATGATAAAATAGATTGTTCAACTATATAAGAATAAATATATGAAAAAAATAACAAAGGAGCAATACGAGTTTGCACAAAAAAGGGTAGAGGAGTTACTCCCGGTTGTTAGCGACGACATGCCGGCTAACGATCCGGCAGCCATAGAACTTGTTTTGATGTCGGAGGTTGTTATTGCGTACGAAAAAGAACATTTTCCAATCGGGAAACCGACATTAGCTGATCTTATAGGCTTTGCAATAGAAGAAAAAGGGATGGGTAAAAGCGAATTGGCAAGACAAATTGGAGTAAGCCCTTCCAGGGTTAGCGATTATCTTGCCGGGCGGTCTTTACCTACCTTGCCAATCGCTGCACTAATCAGCCGGGTGTTAGGCATACCGGCAGAGACTATATTTTCAACTTGCTGAAACAGAAAAAAAGGTTTAAGATAAAGAGTTATTCTTCCATCCTAAACCTTTTTCCACAATTGGGGCAAACAATGGTATTTGGGACTTTCTCTTCTTCTATTAAATCGACAATGCTAACTCCTAATGCTTTGGCGATTTCATTCAATTTACCAATTGTTGGGTTCCCTGATACTGCGGCATAAAGAGCCTGATAAGTAATTCCCAGTCGCTGCGCTAATATTTGCATAGAAATACCTTGCTGCTTACAAATCTCCTGTACTCTTAACATTGCATTAAATTATAATTTAATGCAAAGATAGAAATTTATTTTCAAAATATAGTTTTATAAACAAATCAAATTGTCAAAAAAATAATTTGATTTTTTTGCTTAAATATTTGTGTAATTCAAATTATGTTTTTATATTTGTATTGAAATAATAAACATATGATTTGAATAAAAATAAAGCTATGAAAATTTATAACTACAAAACAGGTAAGGCAGTTTTCGTAAACAACGAAAAAATAGAAATTAGCAATAAGGTTGCTGAAATTTTGGAAAACTACACTATGTTTCCTGAAAACATGTATCAGGATTTGGGTGTTGAAAAACGCCCGTTTGTCCAGGATAAGGATGAAGACGTATTAAAAATGGCAGAAGCTACCGAACTGGAAAAATTCGAAAATAATGGAGAAAATAACTTCAATATCACCTTTATGCTCTATAAAGGGGTTGTATTTGGAGTTTACGGTGAATACGAGGGACAGGATGCAAACTGTCTTAAACAGTTTGATCTGAATCAGGTTTATAATGAATTTAAAAAAAATTATGGAGATGAGTAAAATATCAACGAGATAATATCTCGTTGTGATGTATTTGAACAAATATTATGTTTTATCCGAAGAACACAATTGAAAGGGATAGACATAAGTTTTTGAGGAGCAAATATAAGTTTTTGAGGAGCATAAAAAAGAGTTTTAATTCTACCCTAGTTCAATTAAAAGAATATAAGTTTTTGAGGGATAGACGTAAGTTTTTGAGAAGCATAACAAAAAAAGAGTTTCAATTCTACCTACTTTGAAAACAAATAAATAAAAGGATATGAAAAGATTAATCGTACTGAGAAGAAATGAAGAAGATAATAGAATGTATATTATCGAAGAAAATAAGTTTGAAATGACACTCCTGTCGGAATGCTATGACAAATTTGGACAAAAAATCGGCAAAGAAAATGCCGAGGACTATTGTCTGGAAAACAACTACTGCACCGAACTACGGGAAAAATTCCTGAGCGATTTAAGGGTTGCAGGGTTTGAGGTAGAAGAGGATGCAGTAGAAGATATTATTGAAAGTGAAGACAACTCTGTTAAAGAGTTCGTTGAAAACTGGCGTGATGAAAACGAGGCTTACACAGAAGCCTTAGCCTACAATTACTGGGATGGTAATAACTGGAGGTCGATAATTTTAGACGATGACGCTAATGGTTATAGCGTTAACTACGAAAAGGTAGAGCAAGAACTTGCTGAGAAAGTTCTTGCAGCGTACGAGAATGCACTTTTCCCCGAATACGAATTTGGGAAAAGTGAAGTAGAGTCGGATGGTTTTACATTCCTAAAGACCCAATATCCCAACGATCCCTTTTTAGCTACTATTACTATATTATAAAAGTTTCAATTCTACCTAGTCCCATTAAAAGAATATAAGTTTTTGAGGGATAGACGTAAGTTTTTGAGAAGCATAACAAAAAAAGAGTTTCAATTCTACCTACTTTGAAAACAAATAAATAAAAGGATATGAAAAGATTAATCGTACTGAGAAGAAATGAAGAAGATAATAGAATGTATATTATCGAAGAAAATAAGTTTGAAATGACACTCCTGTCGGAATGCTATGACAAATTTGGACAAAAAATCGGCAAAGAAAATGCCGAGGACTATTGTCTGGAAAACAACTACTGCACCGAACTACGGGAAAAATTCCTGAGCGATTTAAGGGTTGCAGGGTTTGAGGTAGAAGAGGATGCAGTAGAAGATATTATTGAAAGTGAAGACAACTCTGTTAAAGAGTTCGTTGAAAACTGGCGTGATGAAAACGAGGCTTACACAGAAGCCTTAGCCTACAATTACTGGGATGGTAATAACTGGAGGTCGATAATTTTAGACGATGACGCTAATGGTTATAGCGTTAACTACGAAAAGGTAGAGCAAGAACTTGCTGAGAAAGTTCTTGCAGCGTACGAGAATGCACTTTTCCCCGAATACGAATTTGGGAAAAGTGAAGTAGAGTCGGATGGTTTTACATTCCTAAAGACCCAATATCCCAACGATCCCTTTTTAGCTACTATTACTATATTATAAAAGTTTCAATTCTACCTAGTCCCATTAAAAGAATATAAGTTTTTGAGGGATAGACGTAAGTTTTTGAG